CGATCAAAACTCGGGAATATTGTCCCCAGCAAACAACGAGTTGGCGTTTGCGACGAGCGGCACGCAACGGCTTGTTATTGATAGCAGTGGGAATTGCGGCATTGGTGCAGCTGCGCCCGCAGCAAAGCTAGATGTTGCCGGCAATCAAATATTTACTGCCACAAATCCTCAAATCCAATTTAACGCTGGTGGTCCGATTATCAGGTTACCTTCTGCCAATACGCTCGCTTTTTTAAGTGACAGCTCCAACGAACGCATGCGCATCGACAGTCTTGGCAACATGGCGGTGGGTGCGACAAACCCGCAAGCTCGTCTCGAAGTCCGCCAAGATTCAAGCACTGCATATGATTCGTCTGACGACAACGCACAAAAAAGCGGAACCTCTTCAATTTGCATTACCAACCATAACGGCTCAAACAATACCTTTAGTCAGTTAGTTTTTGATACTGCAAATTCTAATCAGTCGATTGCACGAATTGTTGCTATACGGACAGGTACTAGCTCTAACGATTTGGCTTTTGTCGTTGAAGGCAGCAACACAAAACGAGAAGCGATGCGCATCGACAGCTCGGGGCGGTTGTTGGTTGGGACGACAACTAACCTTGGTGCAGGTGGTTTAACCATAAGGCCAAACATTACGGAAGGAAGTCCTCAGATCGCTTTTAACAGATCATCGACAACTAACACGTCATTTTGTCAGCTATTTAAGAATGGTGGAACTGACGTAGGTTCAATCTCTTACACAAACACTGCTACCGCTTTTAACACTAGCTCTGATTATCGCCTGAAAGAAAACGTTGTTAATCTTGATGGCGCAATTACTCGGGTAAAACAACTTCAGCCAAAGCGCTTCAACTTTATTATCAATGCTGGTGCAACCGTTGATGGCTTCCTCGCTCACGAAGCGCAAACCGTTGTTCCAGAGGCTGTTACTGGAACGCACAATGAAGTCGATGATGACGGCAACGCTGTAATGCAAGGTATCGATCAGTCGAAGCTGGTGCCATTGCTTACAGCAGCATTACAAGAAGCAATTGCCAAAATTGAGACGCTAGAAACCAAAGTTGCCGCCCTAGAGGCGCAATAGGTAAACTTCACCTGCAAGGACTTTCCTGATGTCTACACCCACCACAACGTTCACTTGGGCCGTTGGGACCATGGATCGTCGGCTGAGCAACGGTGCTGTGCAAACCGTGCATTACACCGTTACCGCTAACGACGGCACCTATGAATCTGGTGCGTATGGCAGCGTCGGCCTTGATCAGCCTGAAGATGATGCAGATCTAACTGCTTATGCAGAGCTGACTGAATCTTGGGCAGTTGCTGCTGTGCAGGCCAAGCTTGGTGGCGCGGATAAGGTTGCTGAGATTGAAGCTGCGCTCCAACAGCAGATCGACATCCAGCGGACTCCTGTTTCTGGTTCTGGAGTTCCCTGGTAAGGGGGCTAAAATCGCTTAAAAAAGCTTGTCATGTCAGTTAATCCCGGCACTTATAACTTCACCTTGCAACGCAGGGCTGATTTTTCACTTGAAATTCAATTCAA